AGGAAAGGAAAGGATAGAGAAACTATTTTCCTAGAAACTGAAAACAGAATAGAAACATATTGGGTTGAGAGTCTGGATCCAGGAGAAAGTGATGAAGATTATGATGACTTGGTTATTTGTGCCAAGAGAGGTAGATTTAGATTACCAAAATCAAGTAGACTAAGAAAAGAGGGGGCTGTCATTTATGAATTAACAGAAGATGATCCATCACCAGGTGAAGTTGATCCAGTAGTGCCTGCAGTTATCCCAGCACCAACTTCTCCTGCATTGCCAGGTGATTTTTCATTCCCTTCATCTGGTCCAACAGATGGTGGTATTCCTGGTATTCTAACACCTGGACCAAGTAATAACTCTACATTCCATCCATTCCCTGGTTCTACCACTTTAGGACCAGGTAAGTGGGTTCCTGGTCCCATACCACCTGGTGGTGGTGGACCTCATGTTGGACCTGCTGTGTTCATCCATGATGGAAGATTGATTGGAGAACTTACAAGTCAACAGGGATCACCAGCCCCAAGCACTGTTTCTGGTGGTTTAGCACCATCCACTGGTGGTGGAGGTGGAGATACAACTGTGCCTGGGGGAGGTGTTGATTATCAAGTTGGACCACCTGGTTCTATCCCACCAACATGGGATCCTGGAAGTATTGGTGGTGGAAGTGGTGGTGGACCTGGGACCATACCACCAGGAGGTATTTCACCACTCACTCCTGTTGATGATCCAGGTGGCATTCAACCTGGTGGCATTCAACCTGGTGGTATTCAACCTGGTGGTATTCAACCTAGTGATCCTGGTGGAATACCAATCACTGTTCTACCACCTGGACCTGGATCTTTCTATCCAGACAAAACACCAAATTATGGTCCTATTGTAGGAATTCCTGTTTATCCAGGTAAAATGGTTCCACCTGAACTTGGTGGTATAAGTGGTCCTGGTATTGGTATTGTTGATATTATTATTGAAGATGGAGGAAGTGGTTACCTGCCAACAGAGGATGGTAGCACTGGTGGTGACGGAAGAACTTATTCTAATCCAGATGAAACAAGAATTACGTATAGTGATGGTGTAAAAGAAATACC